GTAAGTTTCTAATGAAACTCGAATTATTTAGAAGTCGGATTTTCGTAATAATAATGTCACATTTGGTCTGTGAGTCGAGTGAAGGTGAAAATATTTTTTTATCTACGTACAGAATTCTTCGTAAAGAAGATAATCATAGCGGTTATAACCTCGGTGCCAATAAAGGAAGTCTTTTGACAAATTAGAAAATTTTACAATACGATTATAACTTTCTCCTGCTCTGTTTGAATGTAATCTTGGTTCAGGAGTTACATTTAACTCTTTTGCAATTTCGTCCCACGATTCTTCAAACTTATCTGAATCAAAAACTTTTATAAAATTTTCTTTTAGTGCAGTTCTGGCTCTTTGATATTTTGTTTCTATAGGTAATGCATGAGTTTGTCCAAGATATTTTCCATAAATCCATAATGTTATAAAATTGCCAGACATTAATGAAAGATGAGTTGCAAAATCTTTATCTAACTCGTGTCCGTAATTACTATCATAGTTGAAATGTGATATATCTCTGTGTAAAGGATGTCTTATCCAAGTGTAATGTTTGCCAGGCTGTTCACTGTTTGTATAATGTCCACAAACTATTGATGCATCACCAGTAGATTGTTTTTCATATGTTCTAAGAAATGCTTGTTTGATTGGTTCTTTGGGATTGAATGCAGGATCTTCACTTACTCTGTAGTATCTTCTATCTCCATACAAAGGATACACAACTAAAGTTGAACCTTTTGGTAATTGTCCTATGTATTCTCTATGAGCCAGTCGTAATTGTAGACTACTTCCTGCTGTTTTAGGTATATGATGAAAACAATATTGCACACTGATATTTAAATCAGTAATGTGTGACTTATATTTTTTTGATTTTATCTAAAATGTCGTTACCAAAGAAGTCTTTGTATTTGTCATACAATGGTGACCATAAAGTTTTTAACTTGCTAATTTCTTCTTCTGGCCATGTAATAACTTCTTCAATACCTAATTTTTCTTGTTTAGATTCACTAGTCTTGATTTCTTCTGCGTCAGCAACTGATTGTGCTCTTTCTTTTCTTGCCGCTAAAAACCCAGCCTGTGTAAAATGTGTTTGATCTTCTGCACTCAATGAACTCCAGAAACTGTCATTCAATAAAATTGAAGTTACATACATCGAATGTTTAGTATCTGCAACATATTTTTGTGATCTGTGTGCATCAGCATGATATCTAGGGTAAGTTGTTTGTGTAACATTAACTTTGTCCCAGTCTGTTTTTGAATCAGTTAAACGATCTACTTTTTTTGCACCTACCATGTCAATCATGTCAGCGTGTACAGGATTTCTCCATCTAGAATATGTTTTGCCAGCAAAATCTTCTATTGATCTTATAGGAGTGTTTGATGCTGTGCATCTGTATCCGCCTGAATATGTAAATGATAATCCACGTACCTGTGTCTTTTCATATAGATGTGCAAAAAGTGATTTGCCAATTTCTCCTTCAAAAACTCTTGATGCATGATCGTGATCTTTGAATAGATAAGGCATTGATAAAGCATAAAAATCTGTAGCGTCATAATCGCCTAGTATATCAGAAAACAGTTGGCTACATTGTACTCTACCTTCTTTCAATTCTAAGAAAGGATCACAAATTAAACCGTCAAGATACTTGTTTTGGTAGTCTGTAAGTGTAAGAATCTCTATCTCATACTTGTTATTTGTAAGTGTATCTAGATGTTTCTGAAAATCTTCAGCAGTTCTAATGAAAAGTTCTGCTGGTTCATGAAACAATAACCATTTAATTTTTTGTCTTGCCATTGCTGTTCTCCTATAATGCTTTATTTATGCTATTTTTTCTGTATTATTACCAATTATGGTATCTTCTAATTCTTTGTTGTTATACAGGTTAAAATACCATAGTTTATGCCCTATTTCAGTTAACATTTTATCTCTTATTTCGTCTTTTTCAGAGAACAAAAAGTTGTAACTAGCAACGTTCCAAAAATCACTTTTGGATCTAAACAAATTTGCCACTATTTTCCAATCATATGTATTGTCCTTAGGCAGTAGTTCTTGCATCGCCCTTTTATTTTTTGTAAGATGTGTCCAATGATTATCTTGTGGTTGTTCCCAAAATCCTATCTCACTGTTGTTTAATAGTTGTTGGAATGTCCAATTTTTTAGCAAATAATCAAGGCTTTGTGATTTGTTTTTCTGTTTTTGCAGTGCTTCTATGTATTTTTTAGAAGTAGTAGACATTGTTGTAATTTTTGGGAAGAAAGAATGCACAGTTGGATGAAAAAATTTATCACCTCTACTATCTAATATTATAATTTCATCTAATTGTTGTAAATTTAATAATGATTCAACATATTGGAAATATTTTAATGTAGGTTTTGCTAACATTCTAACGTTAGGGCAAACAAGTACCATTTTATTTTTAATGTAATCAGCAAAGTTACCGTGTGACAGTTGCATACCATCATAAATTTCAACATCAAAATTAAACATATGAAATATTTAAGTTGCGGAAGTACCGCCACAAAAAAAGGCGACATAAAGCCGCCTTTTTTCGAAAATTGGTAAGCCTTGGCTTACTTGAATTTTAAGTTTCCTGAAGTTACTGCTACTAATCCAACGTAGTCTGCCGCGTTACCTAGTGAAGATGCAGTGTTTGTTAATTCAACATAACCGTATCTTGTTAGGAAACCAACAACTGGTTCGAAAGTTGCAGGATCAAGAACAACGCCACTTGACATTAAAGGTATGTAAGGACAGTAGAACGCCGGAGCGTCTGCCTCACTTGAACCTTTGTAACCAACTAGGATTGAAGTACCGTCAGCCGCGTATGCGTCTACGTATACTCTCATTGAAGCATTTAACGTACCAACAAATTTTGTGTTAGTAGGTGCTTCAAATGTACCTTCAGTTGATCTTGCAAATGCTGAAGTTGTTGCTGATTGAAGAATAGTTAAAGCAGTTGGAGATACTACCGCGTAGTTTCCAGCGCCTCTTCTAGTTCTTGTAGCGATTTGGTTTGCTACTCTGTTGATTAACACAGCCAAAGCCGCGTGTTCGTCACCAACGAAAGTTGCAGTACCAGATACAGCCGCTTGGTCAAAAGTTTCAGCGGCAGAGCCAGCCAAAGTTCTTAATGAACCAATGATTTCTTGGTCAATCTCAGCAGTAATCTCTTGAGCCAAAGCCGCCATGATTTCTGCTTCTACGTCTATACCTTGTTGTGCTTGAGCATCTTGAGCCGCTTCAAAAGTCCATCTTGCAGATAGTTTTCTTGATTTCGCCTCAACTGGTTGTTTCAAGATTTGAATTGATAATCTCTTACCAGGTGTACCTTCTAAAGATGCTGTAGAAGCCGCTTTAGGAGTTGTGTTGTTCTGGTTACCAGCGTATGCTTTCGCTATTTTGAACGGAGATAATGCTTCTTCACCAGCAGTTGTGTTCGAACTTACTGTGTCTGCATATCTTATTCTTAGTGTGTGGATCTGTCCAACCGGACCAGTCATTGGTTGTACACCAACGATCTCGTTCGCTATAACAGTAGGCATAACCCTACGTATTACTGGAAGAATCACTCTGTTTAGAGTAGCAACGTTACCTGCCGATGTAGCACCTGCAGTTGCTTGTTCTGACAAATATTTCTTAGTGTTTTCTAAGATAACATCCATCGTCTTTTTCTTGTTGCCGTCTAAACCTTCAGTTAGAGCCTGTTTAGTTTCGCTCCATTTAGATTCAAATAGTTCTGACATTTGATCTTTTCCCCTTAGTTTATTGTTATATACCCGCCAACTTACGGATATTTGTTAATTCAGCATCTTCTCTTACGGCTCTGTCACCTTTTGCTTCACTAATAACTTGTTTAGTTGATGCAACTGGTTTCTCAGCCATAACGTGAGGTAGATACTTGTCGAATGAAGCCTGTAACTTGTCAGTTTGCACTGACTCTAATAGTTGAGCCATAACTTCACCCTTTGTTTTGCCCAATGGTTTGAGCATCTCAGCCATCTTTTCCTTGCGTTCCATCAAATCCGATTGTCTTTTGGCTTCCGCCTCTTTGGATTCAATCACCGCTTTTTTCTCTTCGACAGCCTTCTCAGCGTCTTTTAACTTCAAAGTAGTTTCATCAACCACTTTCATTAACTTCGCAGTCTCAGATTTCTCATTTAAGTAAGAATTCTGGTACTCAGAAGCAAACGCCTCGAATATTTTCTTACCAAAGTTGACTTCTCTTGCCGCTGTAATGTCTTCCTTCAGAGATTTTAACTCTTCAGCAAGTTTTTTGTTAACAGCATTCTCTACAACTTTAGCAGATTTTGTTACGAAAGCCTCTTTCATCTTAGCCATTTGTTTTTTGGCTTCGGCTACTAGTTTAACTTTCGTCTCCACAACGCCTTTTTTGTCTTCATGGAATTCTTTAATTTCTTTTGCAAGAGCGTTTACTACAAACTCTTCCATTTTCTTAAAGTTTTCATGAACACCTTTACGGTCGCCATGTAGTTCTTTTAACTCTTCTGATAATTTCTTCATTATAAACTCTTGAAGTTTAGCAGAATGAGCGCCTACGTTTTCTTTGTAAGCAATTTTTTCTTGTGCTAGTGCTTTTCTGTCTTCAACAAACTTTGTGATTTCCTCAGATAATTTCTCAGTCATCATTTTGTCTATTGCTTCGATCATGTTTGCTTTGTCGTGTTCGTATCTTTTAGCAAACTCTTCTCTCAGTTCCGCACCTACAGTTTCTTTATTTTCCTTGATTTTTGAATCCCAAGCCTCTTGAATGCTTTTTTGAACATCTTCTGAGATTGCTCCAGATTCAACAAGTTTTGATATTGCGTCTATCATGTTATTTTAGGTCCTTTATTATGTTGGTTAGTGCATCTTTTAGATACCTTTGTGCTTTTGCGTCATTTCTAACTTCAGCGGCCAGACCCTTTGCCATATGTCCACCTTTTGTATTCATAAGATGTTCATATATTGGCGTAGGATAAGCACCTGGTGCCGAAGGTTGGGCCACAACATCAACTGTGATGATCTCAAAGTCTGAAACTTCGCCGCTTCCGTATTCGTTAATGTTTCCACTACCTCTACTTGAAACGCCTAGTTTCACACCTGATTCCAACATAGTTTTGACAAGTTGACCCATCGGTGTTGGTAAAATTTTCATTTTACCATATCCATTTGGTCCGTCCATCCACATTTCAGTAATCATGTGAGACACACGGTCCAAATTAATCTTTAAATCGTCTGGATGATCTACTTCACCTAATACAGAGTAGCCTGAACTGATCTGGTCATTAAGTGTTTTAACTGCTTTGCCAATTTCGTTTACTGGGTAAACTCTTTGGTTAGCATTTTTAATTCCACCTTGAATACAGATACCTTTCATGTACAAATCTTTGTTATCTTGGCCTTCGTGTAAGATCTGTACTCTCGCCTGATCGTATGTTAGGTGCTCTCTAAGATAAAGTGACATCTAAACTCTCCTTGTTTCCAATTATTGACAATTACTTGCCAGAAATCGGAGATTTTGCAGA